TTTTCGTAGGTTGTTATCCGTTGAAAAGTCAATATCACTATTATACCAATGCTCAAAGAATGCGTTGTTGACATCCGATGCAGGCACGGTAAATCCTTGTGAGAAATCGGTGTAAGTCTTAGAGATGTCCTGAACGTTTTGTATAGAGCTGGTAACTTGAATCTGTTCATCGTTAAACAACTCTATGCGATTGCCTTCTATGTATAGTTGTACCTTTCTCATTACACTACTGAATTGATGACATCGTAAGCAAACTCAAAGTCTAATTGGTAGTTGATCAGGTGCGTATTTATGCTTTTATATAGCTCTAACGATTTCGTTTGTATCTTTGCAGGAAATTTATTGATAAGGATTTTCTCCGATAGCATCAACTGCTGAATCACCTCTTTGTAGCTTTCGTTTACCCAATCGGAATTAACTCGGATGGATTTCTTGCCGTTAGCATTGAATACTGCTCGTTGCCCTTCTCTTAGATTGTAGTTAGGGAATGTGCTAGGCATCAAATTATACTCCGTGTTTTCCACATTTAAAGTGTTGTTGCTTGCCTTAAAGAAAAACTCACGCTGCCAAGCTCCAAACTTATTAACAAAGTCTATTTGAACTGGTGTGTACTTGCATTCGATTTTAGGTACAAAAGTAGCCGTGTAAAGTACGGTTGCGCTGCCATCTATAATATCTAATCTATTACCTACCGCAGCATAAGGAGCATATACTCTCGGTACATCTCGCCATACATTGTTTGTCAAGCCTGTAGTATTAGTTGCACCTGTGCTTAGGTTCGTGTATTTAACCGAGTTGCCTGAGCCTGTGTAAAGCGTTAGCCATCCATACTCGCCTCCTAAGTCATAGTTGTAAGTGTAACTTCCTGACGTGAGTAGATAGTTACCTAGCGCAGGATTGTAACCCTCTTCAAAGTATCCGTAGCCATCAACACCAAAGTGCGTTTGCGTTGAACCTACCTGAATGAAAGATGTTGTAATTTTCTTAAATAGTTTTAAGCCTATGTTACACCATTGCGTTGTAGGAGTAGCGGTGATGGTAGTTGTAATTGATTGTAAGGTGTTATGATCAATGTACTCACGGATGTACGGTGCAACATCGTAGTAAGTCACAGGATTGTTTGAGGATGGTATCATCTTGCTTAGTGTGTAAGATGGTGATGCCGGCATTGATCCTGTGCCATTCCAAAGAAAGATTTGCAGCTTAGTCTCTATTTGAGAGGTTTCGTTTATTGTTACGATGTACGGATTCCGTGCGTTAATTATTGCCATTATTTCTTAAGTATAGTATCTAATTGTTGATTGAATAATTTAAGAGCATCAAGTCCGTATTTTTGTACCAGCTCTTCAGGTAGTTTCTTGTAAGCAGCTTCAAAAGGTTTCGTAAAAAATAAGCTCTTTTTTAGTCCGTTGTTAAATATGCTTCTTGCAAGTGCAAACTTCATACCTGTTCTTTTTACAAATTTACCTTTGCTATCTCTTGGGGACAAACCTTTTCGTCTCAACCAAACATCTAAAGACTTTAACATCTTGGCATTTGGCACTCCTTTACGATAGCTATATTTTGAACCTCTATTTTTCTTTAGTCCGTTTACCCCTGCATCTTGGTAAATACCATAGTCCTCCATCATAAATTCGATTGAGATACTATTTGGCATTGTCTTTACCTTTCCGTTCAGGGACTTAAATAATTTGCCGTCAGCTTTTTTTAACCTTACAAGGTTTTTCTTAGACGTTTCAATTACATAGTCTCTAAACTTCTCTAACTCCTTTTGGACTTCAGTTTTATTCACCTTTTAAGCGTTTGAGTTCTTCAAACACGGCAAGTAATTCTGCCTCCTTTTGTGCTACTAGTTCTTCTTGAGATGGTTCGTCTACCTCAATATATTCTACTCTAACAAGTCCGTTGTCATCGTATATTTCGTTTCTAATTTGTGCCATATTTTTATAATTAAGCTGCGGTTATGAAAACTGCGGGTACATTACCTTGCGCTAGTATTCCGACTCCATAAGTTGTTGGAGCAGAACCAAATGCTACATTAAGATAATAATTGTTTGCGTTAGTTACACCAGTGTTTCCTATAGATAATAAACTTTGTTGATTGTGACCAGTTACATTAACAGTAGCTGAAAAGTGAGTACCTATCCAATAAGTCTGCCCAGCAATAAAGTAAAAAGAAACTAAAGCAGTTTTTATTCCATTTGTTGAGCAATCTAAATTTGCCGACTCATATAACTTTTGGTCTGGTCTTCCGTTTAAATCGGAGTAAATCAAAATACGACCATTTGCACCCAACGTAAACACAGCGACACTTATGCTTAAACTTGCGGTTGTAAAAGTTTGATTAGGAATAAAAGGAACGGGAATAATACGATTTAAAGCCGCACCTACGCTGGAATTTGCTGTACCACTTACAACTGGTGAAATTGAATTACCCGATTGAAGCGGCAAAATAGCGTGAACACCACTTAATTTATTGTTAAATTTTACATAATCAGTTGCAACCAAATAACCATCGGTAACAGTTGTTGCTGAGTCCATACTTAAAACTGGCGTTGCACCACCAGTAGAAGCCATAGGAGCAGTTGCAGTCACACTTGTTACCGTGCCTACGCTTAAATTTCCGCTACCTACAATAGAACCTCCGTTTACTGTCTTGATGTTACTTCCGCTTATCAGACCATCTTGTTTGTTATTAAAATGATTCCAATCACTTGAATCTAAAAAACCACTTTGACCTGAATCTGCTTGCTGAATGGTAATGTTTGGTGTTGCACCACCTGATGAGCTAATTGGTAAACTTGCAGTTACTGAAGTTACGCCACCGCTTACAACTAAATCACCAGCTCCTAAAACTGAACTTCCGTTGATAGTCTTGATATTCGTACCACTAACTAAAGTAGCTTGCTTTGCGTTTAACGCATTTTGTAAATCGGTTTGACTTGATAAAGTACCTGTAATTGCACCCCAAGTTGCTGCTGCTGCACTTGCTGAAATCTCTACATAAACGCTGCCTGTCCAACGATAAGTCTTGTTAGTGTCTTCTGCTATGTAAATAGTTTTTAAACTACCTGAGGCAGGGAATGCGGCTAAATTAGCGAAGGTTCTTACTTGTGATGGTACATTTATTGTTACTGCCATACTAGATTAATTATTTGATTGCTTAATGGTGGGTAAGTAGATGTTGCTACTTGTGTTCCGTCTATTTGTAGGTTTAAGGTTTCGTTAGGTAAAGTCAATACACCTCCGCTTGCTACGCTTGCAGTATAACTTAAATCCGAATTTACTACTGTTGCAGGTTGACAAAATGGTGAGTAGCTGCTGGTATCGCAAATTGTCATCTCGTTAGGGATCAACACATCGAATGTCATTGTCCATCCTGCCATAAAGTTTTCGAATCTCTCAGTAAAAGGTTCGCACGTTGGGTTGCCATCTACTACAAATTCTAAGTCCCACAGGTTGCCGTGTAGCATCATATCATAGCATCGGTTTAAGACTGCCAGCTGCGTGTTTAATACATCCTGCTCGTTGCTATTGCCCTTGAATAAATCCGTAGTAGCCTCCTTTGAGATGTTGACAATATCCATTGCAATCAACGATAGATTGTATCTTACTACGTTGGTCTCAAATGATACGTTGTTGGTCATCAGGTGTACAAGCGGAAAGATAGTCTGCTTGTTTAAGTCCACCTCGAAGATGTCTCCTTCCGTAGTTGTGTTTACGATTGGATCATTGTCGAAATGCCATTTGATTAATTCTAATACTTTGTAAAATCCTGTCATCGTCTCATTTGTCTATCAAGTTGTCTTTGTTCGATTTCGTTTTTTTGCTTCTCGAAGGTGAGATAGGTGAGACATTTAGTAAGCCTGAGCTTGGTAATGTCATCGAACTTTGTAACGTCTCCCTTAGCGAGTCCATATATTGACTGATACCATCCCCATCGTTTTGCAAATTGAGCTGTTTCGCTAAAGTCGCTGACAGGTTCTTGTCCGTCTTCATCTGCTTCTCCAAATAATTCAGGGTAGCCGTTAGTAACTCGTTTCCTAAATTGTAAAAAAAAACCGATGCTGCAATGCAAACATCAAGTGGAGCGTACTGCATCAGCTCTTGATGGTCTTTACTTGGCACATATTCGTGTAGTTCGTATTTATCCTTGCTTCGTGTTTTTATAGGTCGGTACATAACCGCCATAGCTTTGTTGTATGTATCCCAGCTCTGCAAGTGGCTTTCTAAATCTACATACTCGCCAAATGTTATCTCTTCTAAGTTGGGAATAAAACCAAACTCAATTCCACCAATCATAAACGTCTGCTTAAATTCAGGCTTCTCCTCAAACAATTTAGAGAAGTGTGCTACCATTTCGTTTAGTGAGGTGAGTTTAATCTTGGCAATGTCAGCTAGCTTAACACCGCAGAAAATTTCAATCATTTTTTGTGCTACAAATTCCTCATCGTTGCTACCTTCTTGCACTTTTAGAAAATCTACATAGTGTTTAAGTGGGATTTCTTTTAATGAGGTAGGTACTTTGATTTGTATTTCCATATTGTTATAAGTTAATTAATCGTTTTTGTATTCCTGAGCCAAGACATAAGAGTAAGCCTGAGCTAACAACTGCGAATGTTTACGCATACTAAAGACATCGTCGAAAACAATGTGAATCTTTCTGCCAGTTCGTTTGTAGATGTACTCCTCTACAACTGCTTTCATTTTAGGCATCTCATCGGATGTTGTATTGTCCATAGTTTGAATTTAATCCGAGATTCTCCATCTCGTGGTATCTAAGTGCATCAATAGCGTGATCGTTCCCTCCTGCAGGGTTGTTTAACCTTACTCCGTTTTTATCTACATCCCAACAGTAAGCTCTTAGCTCCTTGATCAGGTTCGTGCTTTGCTTTGTAACTAAATACTCCTGACGTTGCATTACATCAATGCCGTACTTAATCGAATCCTTGCCCTTTGTAACACCTTTGATTGTCTTTCCGAATCTGCGTATCTCTTCGATAGATTTAGGCTCTGAGGAATCAGCGTAGATAGTAACGGCAGTCGGTAGCATTCTTGCAATGTCCGAGTTTAACATACCAGTTTGGTAAACAAGTTCGTTTACTATTCGTTTTCCGTTCCAATTATACACCTCAATTGCAGAGGTCGGATCGTTCGTGTATCCAAAGTCTAAGCCTATGCCTATCAGTCGTGCATCGTCAGGTAGCTTGTCTATCTCTTTCCAATTGTCAAACACTACACCTTCAAGGCTACCAATCTCTCCTAGTCCGTACACCCTCCACCAATTTGCCCAATAGTTACTCGTTGCTGCTTTGTCACGATTCTTTTCGATTATTGTTACAATACTTTGGTCAAGTGCCTCGTTGTCTTTGTAGGTTAGGATAACAAAGTCTGAGTCGGGTTCGTCTTTTAGTTCCTTGTGTACCCAAAACTCGTTAGCTGGGTTAAAGTCTAAGTAGATTTCTTTCTTTGTTCTTATCGATAGTTCTTGGTAAGCATCAAAGGTTAGGTTGTTGCACTCATTGATGTATAGAACGTCTCTCCTTGCTCCTCGAAGTTTACTTGAATCGTCTGCACTAAAAAACTCTATAACGCTTCCGTTTCTAAATTCGTATCTAAGTAGTGATTTGTTGAACTGTCCGTCTATATATCGGTTTGTCCACTTCATTATTTTTAGGAAGTCTTTTAACGCACCCCTACGCAAATGTGGTATTGATTCAGCTACTACACTTATCTCCGTGTTCGGGTAGCGTATAGCCTTATC